AACACTCCCAAGATCCCTACTGCTACATTGTTGCGTCTTATTGCCGCGGATCCTAAGATTAAACGGGATAAGGCGTTTGTGAAACGTGCTTTGGAACTCGCAAAATTAAATATGTGATAAATGTATATGAAGCTGAAATTGAGTACAATACTTCTGATGATGTGTTGTTGTTCTTGTTGTTCATCGTCCTCTTCAGCCGCCGCCTTCTTCGCTGGCCTGATTCCCAGAACAGGGCCACATTTCAGGAAAGTGACAGGAATTGATGATCTCACGAAACAGAAAACATTTATTAACAATTTCTATGAGAAACGTAGTGGTAAGAACACGGACAAAGAAAATAAGTTAATAGTGGAGGAGATTCGTAAAACCAATCCAGGTGGAGTTGCATCATTTTGTGCTGCTGGTGAGAAAGTCAAAGCTGCTAGAACCACTCCTCCTTATAACGAACCAGGTAAAATACTCACTATTGGAGGTATGAAAAAACCTGGAACTATATTAGAAGAAGTAATGGAACCATTGGGGCCGGCGATAAACTACGTTGAAATAGCCGCTAGGGAATTCTGTCAAAAGAAACCCTAAACTTCTTAGAAATGATCTTTTTAGCACCCTCAAATGACGGATGACCCCAGAGGTACCAACGGGACCAGAAACCAGCCCTGTCGATACCGCTCATCTTCCAATCTTCTTTATCACTCGATGTCACATCGAGCATCATTTTATGGATCCGTTCTGGATCTCTCTCTGCTATTGTCCTCTTGGGTACTCGACCACCGTGTCTGAGTACATAGGAACGCATACGTGAAGGATTCTTGTGTTTGGTGTAATCGGAATATCCGCTGGCACCAAAGTCAACAGTCCTGCCGTCTTCTAAGACAGCCCTGAACTTTTTTTTACGATCAGGACTTTTAATTATCTTGACGCGCATACTTATATTTTACTAATATAATTTACTTGCACGCCTGGCACCCATAGGCTTCCTTCTTGGGGAGGAAGAAGAGTTGCTCGGGGCCACGCTTCACACGGTACATGTGATCGTACACATGGAGGAGACCCACGGTGAGCGCGAGACTGGAGATGACGACACCGTTCATCTTACGAGCAGTCCAGGCGTACGCAGCGATGGTCGCGACGAGCATGATCTGGACAATTGTGACAGCGGGCATCTTGGGCATCACGAAGCGCTTCTCGACAGTTTCAACTTCTTCGACAGGGGCGGGGGCATACTTTTCCATTGGTCCACCGTATCCGGGCATTTTTATTATCTACGGAGAAAATAATGTGGCCACTGGTATTGGTTCCTATAGGTTTGGTTCTTCACGATTATCTGAAGGCACCAATCGACCGCCTGTATTTTCAGAATCCACGAAGACCCCTGGTGGGTATGCGAAACTCGATCATCGATATACTCAACTGGTCTTCGACCTATTCAGTGAGAGACCATCCAGGTCTATGGCTCATAAAGTTTCATTTTCGAAAGATTCAAAAGGAGTTTGGGAAAGTTTCCAAGAAACTTGAGAAAAAATACTTTCATGATCTTGATCCATGGTTTGAGAAGAATGAGAGGTACTACTTCTACAAAGCAGAAAGTTTCCCACTTTTAAAAAGTCTCATCGACCAGATTCCTTGTATAAACAAAGAGACTGCACTATTCGCCGTTGTTGATGGGCCGATGAAGATTGCGCCTCATCGTGCAGAGACAAACCTTTTACTTCGATATCATCTTACTATAGAGGGTGGTGGTGATTGTACACTCTATACTGAGAAAGGACCCCACGTACACAGAGAGGGTGAAGATATCCTCTTTGATCACGCACGATATCATGAACTCACGAAGACAGATGACGGTAGGCGAGTTGTTTTGATTTTGGATGTTCATAGATGTTTCTGACATACAGCGATATACATATCACTCCCACCGATGAGTTCGAGTTCTGTATTTTTCACTATCCTCTTTGTGAATGGACCAGGGGTCTCTTGTCGACAGTACATACATAGTGCTGACAACTTTGTAACTTCACTAGCAATTGGGATACACTCGAGAAGTTCTCCCCATTTCCTTTGAAACGCATCACCATCGAGACCTGCGATGATGACATCCTTCCCCATATCTAGACAAGTCGTGATAAACCTTTTAAGGTCAGGATAAAACTGTGCTTCATCGATCGCGACAACATCAGAATCCTCAAAATCACGCTTTCCTAAGAGTTCATATAAGTTAAATACTTTACGACAATCAAACTTCACGTTATCGTGGGTCTTGAGGACTTCATCAGGGGATCGTGTATCTTTCGCAGAATTTACGACCACAATCCGCTTCCCCAGAACTTTGAGTCGCTTCAACCTTCGAATAAGTTCAGACGTCTTACCTGAAAACATGTTCCCCATGATAATTGAGAGACCCATCCTGACTTATTAAAATAATGTTGTATTTTTTAAATGAATGATTCACACAAGGCTTTCTTCAATGGATATGAGGGGTACTACAACTCAAGTACGGGTCGCGTAAAATTGGGGAACCGCCTATTTCCTGATATAAAGACGGCGGTAAAATATCTCAGGAAAAGGTAAGATGAATCCAAAGGTCGTCGGTGTTTTAGTTTTATTTTTGTTATTGATTGTCGCCGGTATAACAATAGGATTTCTAATGATGAAACCGAAGAGTGTTCAGGCGACTGCTTCACGCACCCCCACACCCGTAGTGCCCCCCACACCATCTGCGTCGGTTGGTTCAGGGGAGGGTGTGTCCGCTAGTGGGAGTGGGAGTGGTTCAGGGGAGGGTGTGTCCGCTAGTGGGAGTGGGAGTGGTTCAGGGAAGGGTGTGTCCGCTAGTGGGAGTGGGAGTGGTTCAGGGAAGCCAGAGCCAAAGAATGTTTCTACCAAAAAGGCTCGTCTTCTACTGACTACGAGGTATACTAAAGAAGGGTGTGAAGGTGAAATTGTATCGAACTTAAGTATGAATCCTGGTATAGAATTGGGTGTTGAAATTAAACGTTCTCTTCCCAAAGGTCGGTATGCGTGTTGTGCACAGATCGAAAATATGAAGATTGATAATCTTGATGCAACGGTAGGTAAGAAAAGTCATCTCGTAATGAAAGATATGGATATTCAAAATAAAACGGTGATAGATTTAACACACAACGAGAAAATATCAGGTGGTACTCGAACTATGTGTGCCGATAAATTTGATGGTACATTTAGAATTTCTCAGTAAAAGGTAAGATGCCTCTCAGCGATGCAGCCATCACCAAGAAGGTTGGACAGTTGCGTAAATCTGAGGGTAAAATCTACGCACCCCTCAAATATTTCAGGGGGCTTGAGACTCTCACAGGGGTTGAGACACGTTATAAAAAGATGCTCAAGAGGGACTACACCAAGTTCCGAACGGACAAGGGACAGAAGACAAAGACTTCCTCCTACACCCAAAAATTTAGGAAGATGTATCCGGGAGCTAAATCCCTCCCTGAAATTGCTAAGGCTACTAAGATTCCTCTGAGGACTGTCCAAACAATCTACAACAGGGGACTCGCTGCGTGGAGAACCGGGCATCGTCCGGGAGCCTCTCCACAAGCGTGGGGGTATGCTAGGGTGCACAGCTTCGCCACTAAGGGGAAAACCTACTATACGGCTGATAAGGATTTACGATGATTAACTTCTACATAGAGGACATCTACTATTTACTGATATCATCTCATCCTGTCTATCATATCTTCTATTACATTCCTCTTCGTATTCGCGAATTAACGGATATTTATCGAGAAATGATTTAGGTGCATTATACAAATCATCATATTCATCGTATTCTTCTTCAATATCTTTCGAATAGGGGAAATCTGGTTCATCATATTTACCGTAATAACAATCGCGAAAACACTCGATACAAATCGCATGCTCACAGTTTGGTTGTGTTATTCCTTTCTTTGTTTCAAAGCAAATTGGGCATTCAACATCGTCTTTGAATACCAATTCTTTTCGAAACATCACAGCACAATTCATACATAAATCGGGATCACCTCCACTATCAAGATAACGAATTGAGTGACCACCTTCACCGCACCATTGAGGGGGTTGCATTCCATCACAAAATTCAAAATTTTTACATGGTTCTGTGTCTTCACTCATTTAAAGGGTATTTGTACACACTCTTTAACATATTCATCCCGGTATGAGAGTATCAACGTCATCACGTGCGTTCGCACATACACAAACCCAATACAAAGACGTCAACCCAAAAAACGCAATCGGAATACTGATCATTAGTTCGTGATTTTACGCAATAAAATAAAATCCTAAAAGTAAGTAGTATGATACTCATAGACCAGATAGTTCGGTACCTGTCCAAAGATATTATGTTACCGACACGATGTTACGCGACTAAAAAGCAACTCGTGTCTGTAAGGGATTGTTGTGAATGTAAGATATTCTGTAAGAAACCACCAAAGGGTTCCGTACCAGCGTATGTATTAATAACTAAATCTAAGCCCATTCTTCCTGGCCAGTGACATCGGTGTCCAACCGCTATGTGATGCCTGGTTGATGTCCGCACCCGCATCGGTCAGTATCTTCACAGTTGTCTCGTGGCCATATTCAATGGCTTTTAATAAGGGAGACCAACCAATATCATCAGTCTTGTCAATGTTCACACCCGCCGCGATCAGGGCCTTCACTACCCCATCATGACCATTTCCAGCGGCCATAGAGAGTGGTGTCCAACCAATATGATTACACACGTTGATGTCAGCACCCGTCTCGATCAATGCTAGTACCTCTTGTACATTGCCGAGTTGGGCGGCTATTGAAAATGGTGTAAATGTCATATTTATAGTAAGTCTAGCATCCTTAAAGCACTTTTTATTAATTAAATCTAAGCCCTAACTCTCTTCATACCCTCTCCACGGACGATTGTATCGACACATTTAACTTCCTCTTTCGTCCATTCAGGTGCATCCTGTAAAGTTTTGAATCTGGTATACATTTTCCCCTTACCAGTAAAGTCGTAGGCAATTAACTTTG